ATGCATATTATCTGTGGGTTACAAAATAGAAATTTAATCAGTGTTGATAATGAAAAAGAATGGTTGGATAAATTTAAGCATTATGAGTCTAATAGGCACACATTAGTTTTAACTAAAATATTGCCGGAATTGAACACTGATAATACAGACAGATTTTCAATTGCATTTATTGATGGTGGTTTGCCAAGGCAACCATTTATTGAGATGATGCAACCTTTGGCTGATTATGTAATTGTACATGATACTGAATTGTATGTGGAAAAGAAAAAAGAGGATATTTATCATTATGATTTTTCTATGTTTAAGCATGTACATCATTTTAAATTTAAAAACTCATATCCGATGACTTCTTTACTTAGCAATTTAGAAAATATTAATCAGGATTTATTAACAATTTTTGAATGATGAAAAAAGTTTGGATTCAAATAGGTACACATAACGGAAAAGATACATTTAATCAAATGGTCAGAGAGAAACACCCTGATAGAATTATATTGGTTGAACCAAATGCTTTATTAAATAGTGAAATTATAAAAAATTATGTGGGTGTAGAAAGTTTTGCAGTTATTGTAAATAATGCCATAACTGAGAAAGAAAAAGGTGTGGTGCGTTTAGTCATTCCAAAAGGCAAACCCCATTATTCTGATAAAAATTATAGTTTGCTCCCAATGGATGATTGGGGGGATAATTTTCAAATGATCGAAGTTCCAAGTATGACTTTCATGCAATTATGTGAAAGGTATAATATTACAGATATTGATTTTTTACAAATTGATACGGAAGGGTATGATGCTGAAATTATAAAATCAATTGATTTTAATCAAATACATATTCGTAAAATAAAATATGAAAAGTGGGCTTTTGATATTAATTGTTTTAAAAGATATGGTGAAGATGCGAATAAATATGGTATAAATGGTATGAATGAAGTAGCTATATTATTAAAATCATTAGGGTATGTCTTGATTGATGGAGAGTATGATATAACGGCTGTAAAAGTATTGAAATGAGTGATCAAAAAACGATGGTGCTTGTGTTAAAAAGTGGGGGTGATTTTACTTTCCGGGATGTTGAATTAATTTCTTATCATATTTATAATAAATGGGAAGGGGGGATTAAACCAAGGATCATTTGTTTATATGATAAAGCCAGTCAGGAATATGATTTAGGAAATCTTAAAATCATCCCATTAAAAACTGATTTGCCTGGCACTTGGTCCCGGTCAATTTTATATGGTCCAGAAATGGAGCAATATAAACCATTCCTTTATGTAGATTTGGACACAGCAATAATTGAATCTATAGAAAGTATCTTTAATTTGATCAAAGATGAATCCAAATTTATTTGCCTGGAAGATTTTTGGCAAAAAGGAAGTCTTGCTACTGGATTAGTATGGTTTCCAAAAGACTGTAAAGGAACACATAATGTTTGGAAATACTTTCAAACTGCCAAATTTGTAGGTAATCGCATGGATTATTTTTTAAGAAAGGCAATCAAGCCGGAAATATATTGGCAACAATTAACAAATAGAATTTATGATTTCAAACCAAAAAGAAATAATTTATTATCTACTTTACCAGAAAATGCAGATATAGTATGCTTTCATGGGAAACCTAGGATTTTTGAAGCTGATGTGCCATGGGTAAAACAATATATAAATTGGGATAAGGTGTATAAAAAAGTAACTGTGATCATTCCATTTGATAAGGATCGGGGATGGTTAAAAGATGCAATGAATAGTGTGCCATTGGGTGTGCAATTAATTTTAAGTCAGGGAGAAGGCAATTGGCCAGAGAATTTTAATAAAGTTTTATCATTTGCAACCGGGGATTACATAAAATATCTGCATGAAGATGATATGTTAACAGAAAATTGTATCTTTGATTCTGTAAAAGCTCTCGAAGATCAGGGTGCTGATTTTATACATGGGAATGCTTATGAGATGTATAACGGCACAAATAAATTAGTGGAATGGAAACCACAAATTCAAATTCCAAATTTACAAGATTTATTAAATAAAAATACGATTCATAGTACAACTACGATGTATCGTAAAGAAATTTTTCAAAAGATTGGGGGATTTAATGAATCTTCAAAAGTTAAATCATTTGAAGAATATGAATTCAATCTCCGGGTTTTAAAAGCAGGTTTTAAAATTGGATACTGTGATTCATTTTTAGCAACATATCGCAGACATCCAAATCAAATTATAAGAACTGTAGATCAAACAGAGAGAAATAAAAACAGGGCTGAAATGTTAAACCAATTTAATAATTAAGGCAATGGCAATAAGAGTAACTGCTGATGAAGTAAAAGAAATAATGGATGGTTGCACTTTAACTGATGCTGTCATTGATGCATTTATTGAGTCAGCTAGTTTGGTAATTGATAATGGCTATGTTGGCATATCTATAAGTGAGGCAACATTAAAAGTATTGGAAAAATGGCTTACGGCACATTTAATTGCCAGTACGGTATTTAGGACTGCTGCCGAAGAAGAAGTGGACAATGTAAAAATAAAATATACTGGTAAATGGGGAGAAAAATTATTACTCACTCCATACGGACAAATGTTAATAATTTTAGATCCAACAGGCACTATTTCCCAATTGGCAAAACAAAAAGCATTTATTAAAGCAATAAAAAGTTTCGAATAATGAGCATACCACAATTCATAACCAGAATTTGTAAACAAGATGCAGTTTATTGGGGCAATCCGGTAAATGATGGTATGGGTGGTTATACTTTTGATGATCCCATTGAAATAAAATGTAGATGGGCTGATCGAACAATTTTGGGTTATGATAAACGCACTACGGATATGGGTGCAATTATAGTTTCACAAACCGGTGTGCTTGTATTACAGGATTTAGATAATGAGGGGTATTTATATTTGGGAACTTTAGAACAATTGTATGATTTATATGATAGTGCTGAAAGTAGCGCAGGTGGATTAAATCCTCTTGAAATTGAGAAAGCATACAAAATTAAGAATTTACAAAAGTTCCATTATTGGGGTCAACAACTGAATTTGTACGAAGGGCATTTTTATATAATCAATAAATTATGGCAGCTTCAAAAATATTAGGAAAAGGAAGATCAATAAAACCCAATACAGGATTAAAAGGGATGGATGTTGTTCTTCGTAATCTTAATAAAGAAATTAGGGATATTAAAGATCGCAGTTTAGTTGGATTGATTGAAGCTGTAGTAATGTTGAGGGCTGATATGGAACCTAAAATTCCTGTTGATTTGGCAAATTTAAAAGCCAGTTTTTTCACTGTGACAAGCAAATCACAATCAGCAACACCCGCATTTAATAATGCTGATGGTGATGCTGCTGAATTAAGCACTGATTATGCTTCGGCAATTTCAGATGCTAAAGCCAGAATTGGAAATCACAGAATGCCATTAATCATATTTGGTTTTTCAGCAAATTATGCTGCTCCGGTACATGAAATGCCTGAATATTATAATTTTTCTAAAGAAGGTACAGGTCCAAAATTTATGGAATCTGTTCTCAAAGCAGATAAAGATCAAATACTTGAAATTATTCATAAAAACGCAAAAATAAAGAAATGAATGCTTGCAGTTTTGATATAAAAGATATGCTTGTAGCAGACAGTGCTTTAGGGCTTGTATATGCTTCAAATTTATTTATTGGCAAAGAACCAGCAACACCAAATAATTGTGTAACAATATTTGATTCAGTTGGATTTAAGCCACAATTAACTTTAGATAATCAAAGATATGAATATCCATCAGTTCAGATAAGGGTAAGAAATAGTAATTATCTGGATGGTTGGGATATGATTGAAAAAATAAAGACTTCATTACATGGCCGGGCACAAGAGACATGGAATGAAACTTTATATAGTGTGATTTACTGTTTCATCTCACCAACATTTTTACGATGGGATGAAAACAATAGGGCACAGTTTGTAAGTACGTACAATATAAATAGGAGGTAATAAAATGAGCAATGCTTTTGCGGGTGTTGGAACCCGATTCCGCAGATGGAATGCCACTACGACAGAATATGAAGATATTGCTGAAGTAAAAACAATTTCCGGGCCAGGTATGTCAAGGGATGTTATTGATGTAACATCACTTGATTCTACTGGTGGATGGAGAGAATTTATTGCGGGATTTCGTAATGCCGGAACAGTTGTTCTCAATATGAATTTCACACGGGCTACATATACAAAAATGTGGGATGATTTTGAGGATGATGATCTTAAACATTATGAAATTGTACTATCTGATCCTGAAAATACAACTATTGAATTTGCCGGGTTGGTTACTGAATTGCCGGTAAATGTTTCTGCTGATGATGCAGTAACTAATGATTGTACAATTCAGATTTCAGGTGCTCCGGTGATTAATTCCGGTGCAAGTTCAGGATTATAAAATTAAAGTGGTGGTTGAAACATATCACCACTTATTTTTCATTAACAATTAAATTTAAATTATTATGGGATTTTTAAACAAAGAAAAGCTGTTAACGAAACAGCCATTGAAGGTAGAAAAAGTAGAATTTGAAAATGGTGATTTTGTATTTGTTCGTGAAATGACCGGACGTGACCGGGATAATTTCGAACAATCTGTGATGAAAGAACGCCGGGATGCAAAAGGAGACATTAAAGGTTATGATCAAATCTTAACTGATTTCCGTGCCAAACTTGCTGTAACAACTTTATGTGATGAAAATGGTGAATTGCTATTCAAACCGGGTGAAGCAGGAAAATTAAGTGAGTGTATAAGTATTACAAATTTGGAAAAGATTGTTGAAAAAGCATCAAATCTCAACAAAATTACGCCAAAAGATAAGGAGGATTTAATAAAAAACTCCGGTACAGAGCAGGACGACAATTCCAATTCCGGCTCTGTAGAGAATTAAAGGTATTGCACCCGGATTTCTTATTGGATAAATTGTCATCATCCCAGATTGCAGATTGGGAAGCTTATGATAAACTTGATCCAATAGGTACCTGGCGGGAAGATTTTAGATTTGCTTTTTTAATGTCATTTCTTCAAAATATTGTAAGTGCTTTATATGCTAAGAAAAATACAACTCCGAAAGAATACACCCCATTGGATTTTATGCCAATATGGGATGAAGAACTTCGGAAAGTAATTGAGGATTCAAAAAAACAATCCCCGGAGCAAATAAAGGAATTCTTTTTAAATATGTTGAAAAAACCGGGTCAAAATAAAACGTTTGCAAACCGGAAAGAATTAAAAAAACAATTGCAGGAAAAGGAAAGGAAAAAGCCATGACTTTAGGACAATTGATTGCCAGTTTAGGGGTTGATACCACATCAATTGATAGTGCTGCTAGAGCTATGTTAGATTTTGAAAAAAAATCAAATGTTGCTTTAAATAATGTACAAAATAAATTAAACTCGGTTAGCAATAGTTTTAAATCATTTGGTGGCACTGCATCAATGTATTTAACAGCACCATTAGCTTTGGCAGGTGGTGCTGCTTTTAAAATGGCAAAAGATTTTGAATCTTCTATGCAAGAGATTGTTGGTTTAGTAGGAATATCTCAAACTCAAGTAGATCAGTGGAGTGAAGAAATATTAGCCATTGCCCCAAAATTAGGGCGTGCACCAAAAGAATTGGCGGATGCTTTATATTTTGTAACATCTTCTGGATTTAAAAGTGCTGAAGCAATGGATATTGTTGTTCAATCAGCAAAAGCAGCTTCAGCAGGATTGGGGGATACTAAAAAAGTTGCTGATTTGGCAACATCCGCAATGAATGCTTATAAAGATTCTGGATTAACAGCAGCAAAAGTTATGGATGTTTTAACTGCGGCTGTTCGGGAAGGTAAAGGAGAAGCTTCACAATTTTCGTCTGAAATGGGTGAGGTTATTCCAGTAGCATCTAGAATGGGGGTTTCTTTTGATCAAGTTGCTGCGGCAATGTCTGCTATGACTTTAACCGGTTCTACAGTTGAAGAAACTGCAACTTATATGCGACAAATTTTAGTTTCATTATTGGATGCTACACCAAAAGCTGAAGAAGCTTTACGACAAATGGGTACTTCCAGTGCTATGATGCGTAAAGAAATTAGAGAAAAAGGATTATTATCTGCACTTGAAACATTAAATAATCTTACCAATAAATTTGGTGAAGATATGATGGGGAAAGTTTTTGGCAATATTCGTGCTTTAACTGGTGTGTTATCTTTAATGGGAGATAGGTTAGAGGAAAATAAAATTTTATTTAAAGTTGTCGATGATTCTTTAGGGGATATGAATGTAGCTTTTGAAGTTGCTTCAAAAACAATGTCTTTTCGATATAATGCAGCGTTGAGTCAAGGCCAATCGGCATTGATAGCTTTTGGAATGTCTATGAAGGGGGTTATCGAACCAATTTTGGGAGCATTTATTGAAAAGCTGCAATCTTTAATACAATGGTGGAATAATTTATCAATAGGAACTCAACATGCAATCATTAAATTTGCTGCATTATTGGCAATTTTAGGTCCTGTATCTTTAGCACTTGGAGGCATTATAAAATTGTTTTCATGGTTTATTATGGCTGGGGGGAAAGTTTTAGCTTTTTTTAATTTGTTGCGTATAGCAATAATATCTAATCCATTATTAGCTGGTACAATAGCATTGGGTGTATTGACTGCGTATGCATTGGGTTTAACTTTATTAGGCAATAATGCAAAAGATGCTGCCGATAAACAAGAAAAATTAAATGATGCTATTGAAAGAGGAAAACAATTAATGCAAACAGACAAGTCCATTGAAGAACGTATGGCTGTTTTAAAATCGTTAAGCAAGTCTCAAATTATTACTTTAAGAGATGATATAGCTGCACAATTAAAAATGCAAGATGATTTTTCTGCTGAATTATTAGGAAAATTAGGTG